GGAAAGAGCCATGCTTTCTCTTGAAAGATTTAGTACCGCGGGAAGCAAAAAGGCCTATATATATCACGCTCTTTCGGCAAACGCAAAGGTAGAAGAAGCCAGCGTGCTAAACGGGGGACCGGGCATAGTAAAGGTATACCTAAAAACTAGCGATATGAGCGAAGAGACCAGGCAAAGCGTAGCGGATTATCTAAGCGGCGAAAAGGTTCGCCCGCTAACCGATACGGTTATAGTAGAAAACGCTACGATAAAAAATATAGAGGTTAGGGCCGAGCTGGAACTAACCGATATGTTTTTGCAAGATAGTATAGATAAAGAAATCAAGGCCTCAAAAAACTCTCTTTCTATCGGCGAAGATCTAAATTTAAGCTACGTATATTCTACGCTTCACAAAAATGGGGTATATAGAGCAAGGCTAATAACTCCGAGCACAGATACCAAAGTAGTAGACGATAGCTTTATAAAAGTAAGTTTTTCTCTAAGCTACAAAAAGGCCGAACTATGAACTTACTGCCGAATCACAAAAGCAAATTCGACAAGAAATTTGACGAGCTGTTTGGGGTAAGGCTTGATAATCTGGATTTGGGAGCGATAAACGTCCTGGCTGACTCTTGTCCGGCTTATCTTTTGCCCATACTGGCTCAAAGCTACGACGTGGATATAGATGGGCTCGGCGAAGAGGCTACAAGAGAGCTTATAAAAAACGCCTTCGAGATACATTTTTATAGCGGCACTTTTTACGCGATGAAAAAAGCCGTGAGCGCCTACGATAAAGACGCGCTTATAATCGAAGGAAATTTAAGCCAGAAATATAACGGCTCGCTTAAATTCGACGGTTCACGTTTTTACGGCAGCAATAACCACTGGGCGGAATATAGCATTATAACTAGCGGGCTAACGAATCGCGCGAAAGCGCAAAAAATAAAAGAGGCGGCAATAAGCGCGGCACCCGCTAGGTGCGTATTAGTAGCTGTAGAGGCTAGAACGACCGCGCTAAGATACGACGGTGCGGCAAACTACGATATAACTTACAATTACGGAGTGTATTAAAATGGCAAATTTAAAAGAAAACGCCGCTTGGGAGAGCGGAATTTATCAGTTAGAAACGACCGACCCGGTAGTCGGCGGAGTAGACGGCATAAGCAACAAGCAAGCTATTCAGCTGGCAAGCCGTACGAGCTATCTAAAAGGCAAAATAGAATCGCTAGAATCGAACTCTAACGCACAGCTAGTTTTAAAGCGCGATATAAGCGACAGCTATTCAAAAACCCAAACCGCTGCGTTAATCGCACCTAAACTAGATAGCGTTATCGCCGAGGCCATGTATCTTAAAAAGACCGACAAGATCGATGCATACACCAAACCTGAGAGCGATGATAAATTTCTCGAAAAAACAGTGGCTGATGAAAGCTTCGCCCTAAAAACCGAACTACCACCACTTGCCACTGAAGAAAAAGCAGGTCTCACAAAACTTAAAAACAGCGTAACCGCCAAAGTAGAGGACGCAGCAGTAACCGAAAAGGCACTGGTTGATTTCGTGCAGAGCCATACACCACCAGCTCTTGGCGTAGCTCAATCTTGGAGTGATGTGACATCCTCAAGAGATACAAACATCACATACACAAACTCAACAGATAAACCCATAATGGTAATGATCTCAGGAGAGCCAAATATGGAGGGGGATTTGTTTATCTTTGTTAATGGCGTCAAGATATTCACGCAAGAGCTAGATAGTATGGCTGAAACTTCAATCAGTTTCATAGTGCCACCAAAAGCAACATATAGAGCCGAAGCATACTATGGCAATGGTGGAAGTTCTAGGCGAAGTCTTAGCGACATTTTTAATTCAAGATATAAACTATGGGCAGAACTAAGATAAGGAGAGATGATGAAATACTACAAAGATAAAAATAGTGAAATTTACGCATATGAAGAGAATGTAAGTAAAGAGTTTTTAACTCAAAAAATAAAAGAGCTAGGGCTAACTCCGCTCACTAAAAAAGAGCTAGAAGAACTAAATAAGCCTAAAGAAACGACCCTCGAATATCTACGCTTGGCTAAGCTAAACGAACTGGGAAACTGGGCTAGCCTGATGGCGGAGAAATCTCGAATAGACTTAAAGGGCTTCGGAGTAATAGATGGAGGTTATAAATACCTGCTAAACGTTAGGGCTATGAAAAACAACTTCGAAGCTTTACCACAAAAGCTATTTAGGATGTTTGACAATAGCTTTAAGGAAGTAAGCCTAAAAGACCTAGAAAAAATAGAAAAAGCCGTAGAGCTAGGCGGCATAACGCTTCACTCTTTAAAATGGAAATACGAAACGGCTATAAGCAAAGCTAAAAGCAAAGAGGAGCTAGAAGCTATAAGCTTTAGCCAAACTATAGAAATAGACCTAGATAAAGAGGTAAATGACAAATGAACGAGAACCTAAAACCGCAGTCCGCAAATCCAGACAAGTTTTTAGAGACTGGTGGGCAAAGCCTGTCATCACAGATAAAAAGAGTAATACTAAAGCCTTATTCAAAAGATAGATTCGAGCTAGTAGAGCCTTATAGCGTAACTATGCCGATCTTTAAAAGCGGATCGGCAGAAGAAATAACGGTAGAAGTCCCGAAAGGATATAAGACAAATGGGGCTAACGTGCCGCGTATCTTTTGGAGCATCTTTCCGCCTAATTCTCCCGAATACCTTAGTGCGGTAGTAGCCCACGACTATTTATGCGAGCTGAAGCTTTACGATTTAGCCGACGAAGTGCTAAAGCATATAATGGCTAAGTTAGGCGTAGCTAAATATAAAATTTACTGTTTTTATTGCGCTTGCAGGGTTTGGCATTTAATTAAATATGGAAAATAAAAATAAGGAGTAAAAAATGAGATTTTTAACAAAAGGAGGAAAACTATGAGTGCTAAGTTCGGAGTAAACGTAACCGTATCAGCCGAGGCCGCAAGACCTATCAGCGTAGAAAGCACGACGCCCATAGGAATCGCGGGATACGAGGAGGTTTTAGAAAACGGCCTGCATTTTTTCATGACGACGGCAAAGGCGCTTGAGGCGTTAGAGGCAAAATACAAGGTCAAAAAGGATGCGAGCCAAGCTTTTAAAAAAGGCTCGATTTATAGGGCATTAAAGGGCATCGAAGATCAGGCGGTTAATACGCAGATTATTTTAAGCGTATTCACCAAAGACGACGATAGCGATACGAACGATGAGATCACAGAGTGCAAAAGTGCCGTTACAGAGTTTGCTAAAGCAAAATCACGCTTTGGTTATAACCCAAATTTAATAATCGCGCCTGGCTTTAGCCATGAAGACGCCGTAAAAGGCGAGATAGAAAAGATGGCAACCAGGCTAAAAGCAACCGGCATCGTAGATCTAAAAGCCCAGGATGCGGCTGCGGCGATAGTAAAGATGGGAGATTTCGGCACTAGAAGGCTCGTTGCGGCGTATCCTAACGTCAAGGTTTGGGATGATGAAACGAACGCTTATGTCTATGAGGGGCAAAGTGCGAGAATAGCCGGCATGATAGCCCACACAGATGGCGCAAGCGAGTTTGGATACTCAGATAGCTACTCAAATAGGGTTATGATAGGAGTTTCAGGCACGCAAATAGACGTGGATTTCGAGTTAGGGGAGACTTGCACGGCTGATGAGCTAAGGGCAGCAAAAATTTCTACCATCATTAGAGAGAGTGGCTTTAGGGCTTGGGGCGGAGAGACTAGCTATCAAGATACTATATGGAAGGACCTTGCAAGAGTAAGGGTATTTGACCGTATTTCGCAGGCTTGCCAAAAAGGCGTACTGTTTGCGATAGACAAAAAAGCAGATCAACTCTATCACGCCAAAAGAAGCGTTAGCGAGCTGCTTAGAGGGCTTGTAGGAGCAAAGGTATTGCTCGGATACGAGCTGTCTTGGAGCGAGAAAAATACGCTAGCAAATATCACGGACGGCAAATTTTACCTAGACGTTCGCATGCAAAATAATCCTATCGTTAAGCAGCTTACACTTGATTTTATCTACGTGGATAAATACGGCGAAATGCTTATGAACGATTTAAATAAATAAGGAGTAAAAAATGGTAAAAAGACAGATACCTCAGGTTGTTCAAGAAGCAAGCGTTTTTATCAACGGTCAAGGATATTTAGGCGTAGTTAAATCGCTCACGATACCAAAGATAGAACAAGAGACGATCGAAGCCAAAGGCGCGCTCGGCGGCAATTTCGCAAGCGGGACGATAAAGCCGGTGGAAATGGAGTTTAAGCTAAGCGTACTCGATAAAAATACCTATTTGGGATACGGGCTAAATACTTGGAATAACAGAATTCCTTTTTTATTCAAGGCTAGCATCTTTCAATCCGGCAAAGGCGCTCCCGAGCCTTTTTCTATGGCCGTGACGGGCGATATTACCGAGATAGACCCGGGAAGCTTTGAAAGTGGAAAAGAGATGGAAGTTAGCGTCAAGCTAGCCGTTCATTTTTTAGATATAAATATAGGCAAAGTCCCGGTAGCGCTACTAGACGTCGAAAACATGATATGCCTTATAGGCGGTGTGGATTATTTGGCGCAAGTACGTTCAAATTTGGGCGAATAATCAATATTTTCTATCGGCGACGAGAGCTGCGCCGATAGATTAAACGGCTTTAAAAGGCCCTTAAATTTTAAGTCAAAGGAATAAAAATGAGCAAGAAAAACGAAATCATCGAGCAAGACGGCATCAAATACACCGTCGTTACGTTATCAGACGGCAACGAAGTTAAAATCAGGCATCCAAAAGGCAAAGATCTTCGCTTTGCTATGAGCGCAGGCAGAAGCAACGAGGCTGATTTGACTTTTAGGCTAGCTAGCAACCTTACTTGTATGAGCGAAGCGGAGCTTGAGGAGCTAGAAGCCAAAGACTGCTCGCTTATTCTTAGCGCGGTAGCGGGTTTTTTAGCGTAGGCCACACTCGCGAGGGCGTGGCGATAATAGGACACGCGCTTCATTTTTCGTTTGATGAAATTATGGAGTTTTACGTAGATGAATACGAGGATTTTTTAAAAATAGCGATGGAAATTTTAAAGGCTAAATCTCAAAGTTTGGCATAAAAGATATAGCTTATTAAGAATTTAATAACGCCCTGAAATAGTATGGAGCCAAAGGCGCAAGCAAGAGCTAATTCAATGCTAAAAAAGCCTATTAGCCCTGAAAAAATTAGAGCCGAGGCTACAAAAATGCTAACGCTGCTGTCTTTTTTTTCATCAAAAAGAAAATCCATATTAGGC